GGCGTATTCGTTGCAGCAGCCTTGCTGCTCGACGTAGCCTTGGACTTTGTGACAGGGACTGGATGGCTCATTGGGATTCCTCATGTATTCACAACTCATGCAGTGCGAATCGCCTTCATCCGTATAACCCGCTTCTTCCTGCGACACTTGTTTGATCTTCCAGCGAAACGAATCCACGTCGTGATGCGGCATACCGTTCACGTACAGCCCGCAAACGCCACCGGCCAAGATCCTGCCGGTCACTTCCACGCAGCCGCTCGACTGGGGAATAAATTTCCAGCAAGCGCCGCATCTCGCGCCGCCTGCACGGCCAATGGAACGCGGCTTGAAATACAACACTGCGGCTTTGGAATCTTTTTCCATTCAGTGAAACTCGTTCATAATCACCGGAATTCGCAGCAGATGAGTTGCGTGGAAGTGCCACAGAATCGTCTGCAAAATCATCAGGCTTTCTTCCGGCACAATGAACACCATTTCCCATCCGCATTCGCAGCGATAACTGACCACCCCGGCATGTGCTACCGAGACAGGGTCGAAATCGTGCTGGTTCAGATCGAGCATCAGGACATAAAGCCAACGTTGCTGGTCCTACCGCCGGTATCTTCCGCGCGCTCGTCTTCGCGTGCCACTTGGTAGTCATCCTTGCCCATGTCGCCGAGGTGCCCGGTATCCTCGTGCGCGATGGCCGCGTGCGCGTGCGCTTCTTCAAGATTATCGTGATCGGAATGCGCGACGTGCCCATCCTCGTGTTGCGTGGTCAGGTGATAGCGCCCATCGGGATGGCCTTCGCCACGATCATGCACGGTGTGCGAAACAGCTCTGCCATGCTCGCCAACGATGCGCTTCATTTCGTCGCGACCATGCGGTTCACGACCTCCACCGGATTCCCCGCCGCGTTCACCGGGCCTTTGTGGCAAGCCCATGGCGGCAGCACCGCCGCGTTCGCCCAGCGTCTTGGATTTCTCTTTCTTTTTTCCTTTGGCCTCGTTGTAACGGTCCACGAGTTGTCTATTGCCGGAAATCTTGCCGTCGAAACTGTCAGCTCCCCGCATCGGATTCCTCCTTCTCGTCTACCTTGAAACCCTGTTCCATGGCCCTCGCTTGTTCTTCTTCGCTGAGGGCCATCCACTTGCGCTTGATCTCCGAGAACGGCATGCGCGACGGTGCCAGCCCCACATGCAGTTGACTTTGCACTCCACTGAGCAGCGGCGCGGGTGGCCCTTGCTGCAACATGTTTGGTGTCGGCGCGCCAGCCGCCATCTGCGCGTACTGCTGCGCCGCTGCGCCGCCCAGCATCCCGGCATTCATCATGGAAAGTTCCAGCCGTTCCACTTTGCCGCGATAAAATTCCAGATCCGCGCGCGCCTCGCGCAGTTGCTGACGCAAAAATTCCACATCGCTTTCGAGCCTTTCAAGGTATCGCGTTGTGAGTGTCTTCATCGGTGCCTCGGAATCAACGGTGGAATCTTTCGGTATACGCCGCACCATTGACAAGCTACGATTTCCTTGGACGGTCCATCTTTGTCCACCACTGAAATCCAACGATGTGCGCAATCGCTCATCGGTGCCGCCTCAGCGTGAAAGCAATATCCGCTCCCGGCTTGATGGCCGCGAGCCGCAAATACTCCATGTACTTCTGCGTGGGATCTTCGATCTTCTGAATTCTGCGTTGCATTTCCACTTCGCGCGGGATGCGTTGCTCGGTGGCATAGCTCATCACGCCATATCTGAAACTTTCACAGACATCCAAGAACAGTTCGTTGCCCTTGGCCTGCGCGTCTTCGATGTTCTGCTCGTCGCGCATTAGCTCCGGTATGGACTCGATCACATCAGGGCAATTATCCAACACGGCGATTCCGTCTGTATCAAATAGCGTGTAACACAAACGCCAACCGTCGACGCGCCGATTGTTTGCGCGGTCTGGACGGGGCAGATCATAACGCACAAAGACATCACCCATCTTGTCTGCGATGGAATGGTGCTGGTCGATGTGAGCAAAACGATCAGGCGAAAGGTAGATTGCTCCAATGTGGTCCGCTTTGTCTCCGGTGTGGTTGGCTGACGCAATTTTTTCTGCCACCAGTTCTTCGTTCGTGTGCCGCAGAACCAGTTGCCGGTAGACTAACAGAATCGAGCGGCCCTGCTCTTCGTCCAGCTCCGTCTTCACGCGCACGCGCGTCCACCACAGCACTACGGTGGCGTGCTCAAATCCCCAGTCAATCGAGATCCAGCGCGGTTGCCACGGCTCGAAAATCACTTGCGAGAATTTCTTGACGTGCCGCTCGGGATCGAAATTCTGGAAGAATCTTCCGGCCAGTATTTGCCAGCTGCCGGGAATCCACGCCTGCCGCAGAATGGGATCGACAATGGAATTCAGCGAAGCAATGTAGTTCGCATCGTTCGCGTACACATAGTTGTCTTCAAACGTGGAATGCACCGCTTCGTATTCCCCGGGCTCGTAGTTCACTTTCATCTCGCCCACGGGATTCTTGGTGATCCACAACGCTTTCACCCAGCCCGAGCCAATGCCATTGGGATTCGTCACTGCGCCCATGCGCGGCCTGACGGCATACTGCTTGCCGTCCAGCTCGTAGCTCTTGATCGGACAACGGTTCGAGCCCTTCAGGAAGTCCCATTGCCGGTAGGTGAACTGCGTCAGTTCTTCCCAGCCGATGAAAAGAAATTCTGCGCCTTGATACTGCAGCAGGTCCGCATCGGTCTTGATGTGTCCAAAGAATAAATTGCTGCCGTTCGCGAATTTCACGACGTGACGCGAGGCGTTGTAGGTCAGGTACAAACGCTGCGGCACTTGCTTTAAGAACAGATCCTCGATGCCGCCCTTCTCCATGGCCGTGAGCGTTCTGCGCACCAGCAAACAGTTTGCGCCCGGGACGGCATTGCACTGCAGGATGGCTTCCCACATCAGCGCGGTAGTTTTGCCGCCGCCGCGACCGCCCTCGGCCAACGGATAGCGCGCAGGCGAATTGTGGAACAGCGCCTGCTTGGGCTGCGGCGTGTAGGCATCGGCAATGCGAATCATTGCACGAGCGGAACGTGGCGCATCGGAAAGCCGCTCAGGTCAACCTGATTCATCAGCGCGACTTCCTCGTCGTTCAGCGGACCCGGCCTGCCGAAACGATACTGCAGCGCCAGCTCAAACGTACGGTAGGCAATGAACGGGTTGCGGTGATGCAGATGTTTGTTCCACAGTTTTTCCAGCTGCGGTTCCGGCAGCATGCGGTCGAGCAGCATCTTCAAACTGTAGAACGCTTTGTTGGGTTGGCCCTTCACGCGGCCACCGTAGCGTGGGTGGCCTTTCGGAAAAACGGAATGCGGTAGTTTTCTCATGCGATTCTCTTCTTGTCTTTGCATTCACACTGTCGGCAGTGCGGATGCGCGAGGCCTTGCGTACAGCCGCCGCACTGCTTGCACCGTCCGCAAACGTCGTTCATTTGCTGGCACTCTGGTAGATCTTCGCAATCATGGTCCCGCCGCCGGTGTTGATGGTCGTGTTCAGTCTAACGAAACGCGAGAGTTCCGGCACCGTGCCAATCGTCGTCGCCCCGCCAACCGTAGTGACTGCGGTGCCCACGATGGCGTACTCCGCATCGTTGTCGTTGATGGCCGCTTCCAGTTGAATGCTGAGCGTTGCCGGATTCGTGGGGCAGGAATAACTCCACGTCACTCCGTAGCCTGCAGTGGGATCGAGCGCGAACTGCTGCAGCTTCGCGACGGCAATGTTCTCGGCGACTTCCGCGACATCGACCGTGACTTGCCCGCCGTCTGGCGTGGTCGCAAGGTTGCCGGTCGTCGCCGCATACGTGAGCGTGCCCACGCCACTCGCATTCAGCGAAACACCCGTAAGCGCCACGCGCGTCACGTTGACCGGCGCGCCGCCCGCAACGGTGCCCATGACCGTGATGAGATTGCCCACGATGGGCGCTTGACCTTCGGTTTGTTTTACGCCGAGCGTTACGACGTTTGCGGCCACCGCTACTGAGGTGACGAAAAACTTTCCCGGCGATTGTCCGTAGGCGAACGAGCCCGCGCAGTAGCACGGCAGACCGGCAGTGAATCCGCGTCGCGGCTGCAGGTTGGGCGGCAGGGTCATAAACGGCGGCATGTGCGCCTCCTCAGGTGGTGGGCTCAGTGGTGAAGTACGTGGTGACGTGCATGGTGCCGGTGCCCGCCGCCAGCGTGTTGGTGATCTTCGTCAACTGCAGCGGCGCATTGTCTTCCGTGGGCGGATTCGCAGCCGTGCCGGTGATGCCGGTGCCAGCCGCAGCCGCATAGAAGTCCACGACCTGAATCCTGCGATTGGGCGAAACGGTCACGAGCACGATAGCGTTGCTGGCGAGCGCGACAGCCTGCGAGCCTAGCGTGAGTGAAATCGCGCCGCCCACATCGGTGTAAGCCACACCGCCGCCGATGAAACGCAGCACGACCTTTTCCGGCTTAAGGAAAAAGCCCACACCCGGGGCGCTCACGAGCGTAATAGGCGTTGCAAGAATCGCGAGCAATTGCGCCGAGGTGATAAAGACATCGGCGAACTGCAGCCCGGTGCAAGGCTGCGGTCCTACCGCGAAGCTTGGGCCCAGTTGCGTGCCAATGAAGGCGTTGCCAGTCTGCGGAGTTGCGGGAGGTGCAAACGGAGGTGCCATTTCTTTTTTCTCCTATTTCGTGATGAGTTGAAGAACCAAATACTTGTCTGACAAACGCGGCATCCAGATCTGCGAGGTGCGCGCGTACAGTTTCGCGCTCGTGAAGTGCCGCCTGCGCCCGGTGCCTCGCGCACGCACGTTGAGGTCGCGACCGTGCAAACGCAGTGCAGCCTCGATGGCTATAGTGCCGATACGGAATCCGTAAGCGTTATAAAGCGGGAGCGAGCACACCACGAGTGTCCAATCGTTCCCCAGTTAACGCACTGGGTTCCCCGTGGGGTTGCGCCTGATGACTTCCTGAAGAACTGCTACACCGGCTGGCGGTGCGTAAGCTGCACCAGCTTGCAGTGCCCTGATGGTCTGCGAGGTTACGCTGAAGGGAAATCTTTTTCAACCACCGATACTTTCCATCAGTTGATCATCCGCTTTTTCCATGGCGGCGCTAGGCATTTGCAGTAGCCAAACGGCGCGCCGCACGTCCAGCACTCGCAGATGTGAATACGCTTCCGCACTTCGGCGCAGTAGTCGCAGCGGCGGTCGTCCAGCTCGATCCAGTCATTCGGATCTTTGCAATCCGCCAATCGTTCGATGTTCGCGAGCACTTCACTTAAGTCTTTCATAGTAGAATGCCCCTGCTGCGGCTAGGCTTTCGCGGGCCGAAAAACACGCACTCCGAGCGTGTCTGCCGCATTTTTTATTCCTTGCGCTTGACGAACGTCAGCCATTCCCCGGTCACCGGATCGCGCTCGTGACTGATTTCGTAATCGTTGGTGGCCACCAGTTTGCCAAGCAACTTTTCGTTCAGCGCTTTGCTGGGACTTTCATACCGCTCAGGAAGAATAATCTTGCCCGCCTCGAGGCATTCAGGACACACCAACGCAGCGCGCACGACGGCGTCCTCTGGAACTTCACTGGAAACGGATTTGCCGCAGAAGGTGCAGTACAGTCGCATGAGAGTTGCGGGCCGAGATGCGCCCCAGATCTTTCGACCCTCTAGCATCCCGGCCCTGTGCGTCTCTGTAAACGCAAACGCGAGTGTACTACTTTACTTTTTCTTATGCACCGCCACGGTCGTGCCGTAGGTGATCAGCATCGACGCGGGCGCAGTCACCTGCACGTTCAGCGTGTCGGTCTGCTGCACTTCGCCTGCGGCATTGCTGGCCGAGTAGGTAACGTCCGCGCTCGATCCCGGCGTGTTGGCCGTGAAGGGAATGGTCGCGGGTGTGGTGGGATCGGGAGTGCCGATTTGAATCACCGTGGAATCGGTGGAGACTGCCGTGATGGTGCAGCTCCCCGTGATGTCCGCGCCGTTCGCATCGAGCACTTGCACCGTTGCGCTGTTTGCTCCAGTTGGGACTGTCAGAACGCTCATTGATTAGCTCCTTTGAGAAGTTTGTTGTATTTAATTCGCAGCGCTGCTGGCGCAGTTTCGCTGCCCAACAAAAGCTCGATGCGATGCGAAGATTCCAAGATGTGCCGCTCGACGGTGAGCGACTGCTTGCCAGTTTTCTCGATGACCAGCAACGTGCTGTTCGCGGCTTGCGCATTCTGCAACGCTTCTTGCGCCACCGCAAGCTGCTCGCGCGCGACGGCAATTAATTCCTCCAGCAGATGCGGAATGGATTCCTGCGGTTCAGGTTTGTGTTTTGCCATGATCGGCGAGTGTACACCCAGCCGATATTTCTTTTCAGTGAAAAGTTTGCAGGTATTTGAAACGGCCGTAGCTGATCAGGTACACCAGATCCGGCTTTTCGTCGCGCGTCCTGCTCCGCTGCCAGTGCGAGGGAAACGACGGCAGCATGCCGATTAGATTCAGCCAGCCGATGCCTGCGTCCGGCCATTCGACAATCAGCAGCGCAGGCTTGCCCGCACGCTGGGCGCGCACACATAGCCGGTCCAGCTTGGCCTTGTCGATGGTGAGCCCGGGCGGATATTTCGCTTGCGGATCGCGCCTGCACTTCACCTCGGCCAGCGCGCGCCATTCGCGGTTGCGGTAGAAACGCAGGTCGTAATCGTCATCTACTTTCTGCCAGTGGACACCGAAGCGCCGCGCGAAGATATCCGCAATGCGCACTTCGTTTTCCAAGTGTGTGCCGTTCTCCCACGTAACGTGTTCGTCTGGGAAGTTCATTGCACCGTGATCACGAGGCCGGTGGGCGCAGCCGGTGGCCCGGTCGAACCGGTCGAGCCACCGGCGGTGTTCGATGCCGAAGATTCCACGCTGGTCACTTGCCAGAATGCTGGCGACGTGGGCGGCGGCTGATTCAAATTCGCAGTGGCGTTGTTAAGCGCCACGTAGATTGCACCAGTCGTATACGTTACCATCTGTCCACCAGTGTAGGTTACCGTCGCACTCCATGCAGCCGGGGTGGCCAGCGATGCGGTCACGTAATAGCAGTACGTCGTCAAAGCCGCGAGGCCGCTGTCGGTGTACGCGCGAATCGTGCCACCAAGTGTGACGAGTTTGGTGAACTGCGTGGTCGGCGCAGAACAGGTGCCCACGATTTTGTACACGGTAATCGCCACGGGCGTGCAGGGCGAGCCGTCGGTGCAAGTTGTCGGCAGTGTCCATGTAAGCACCGCTTGGTGCGTGGTAGCCGTCGCGCCGGGTTGATCACGCGGTGTAGTGATCTGCTTCTTGCTAACGTTCTGCGTTTCTTGAGCGCTGGCCAACAGCAAAAACAGCATGGCGATCTTTGTCATCACTTTTCCTTCTCCTTCGCTTTCGCATTCGGCGGAAGCCGCGCACCGGCCAGATTCGATGGCGCAGATTCTACTCCACTTTGCACTTGCGTCACGTAGTAACACCACGGTCCCGGCGTTACGTTCGTGTCCGTGTAGCTGAGCGCAGTAGTCGAGCTGACTTTGCTCCAGCTGATCGTAGTCGGATCTGCAGGGCAAGTGGCTTTCACGCGATAGACGTTGTAGGAAGTACCGGCGACCGCATCTACCGGCGCAGCCCAGTTGAGCAGAAAGCTATGTTTGCCGGGAACCAGCGTGACTGGACCTTGCGCACGCGCGGGCACGAGCAGCAGCAAAATGAGCAGCGAACGTTTCATTGGGCCGGGATTATAAATCATTCCAGCCGGTAGATCACCAAGTGGATCTTGGGCCCGCTCGCGTAAACTTTTTTCCACGAGCCTTCGTCGACTTGCTCGTCGTTCTCCCACACAATGCCGGTCAGTGCATCGAGCAGTAGATTCTCGTAGCGGTCCCCGTCGCCGCCGCGTATGCGCGGAATGTGGAATGCCACGCGAAAGCCGAAACGATCCGTTGCCGAGCAGCGCAGTTGCGGCGCGTGGATCTTCACCTCCCACGCCACGGCATCCTTCGCGTTCTGCATAGCCTTGGGATTGAAGCGCCGGGTGCCGAAAGAATCGGGCCGCTTCCAAGTGACGGGTGGAACGTGCATCTCGTGATCGAAAATGATTTCACTCATGTGACCATGCCCCGTAGCACCGGCGGGGAAAGTATTGGAAGCGGAATCATTGCCGCAAAATGATTCGACGGCGCGCCTTCCCATCCCGTCCAGCAAAAGTACCTGACATACCAAACATAATTGTTCCCGGGTATGGCCGTGCTGTCGGCGAACATGACTGTGGGCACCGATACATTCGCAATGCTCGTGAAGACCAACGCTCCGTTGTCGGTCGAGCAGACCTCGGCGCTGATCGTGCCGGTGCAGATAGCACGGTAGACGTTCACGCTCGCTATTCCTGCAGCCGTCGAAGGCGTCCACGTCAGAATGGCGCAATGGGTTGCGCCTTCGCAGGACGATTGCGGCGGATCAGGCAAAGATCCAGTAAGCACTTGTGCCAGCGACGTGGCGCAGAACATGTGCAGCGCAAGGATGTAAAGTGAAACGCTTGTATGAAATCGAAATCGCCAATAAAACACAGGGGATTTCTCGTTGCCGGCGCAAATACGCGGTGTGCGAGCTCGAGCTAAGTGAAACAAATGTTTCACTTAGTTTTCTCCGGGTCACTACTTTTGTGCGGTCGCGCTTCGCGCATGACACGCGCCAGCCAGCGTGGCCGGGGAGCGCACGGGCAGTTCTTCACATGAATCTTGGCGCGTGGCCAAGTGGCGAAGGCTTTGTGGCACCATGGGCAAATCGGATTCATAGTGAGGTGCCTATGATGTTTGGACCGGGCAAGTACGAGAAAGACGCGGAGCGGCTGATGCGGCGCGACGGTGCCAGTGCGGTGCTGCTGATCGTGATGGGCAGCAAGCGAAGCAGCAACGAAGTATCGTTGAGCCAGACGTTCAGCGCGGATTGGAATGTAGCGGCAGCGGCGCAATTCGTCATCCGGCTTCCCCAGCGGTTGCGTGAGCTAGCGCGGCAGGTGGAGCAGGATCTGCACCCTACGAGGCCACCCAGTGGCGCTTCCGAGCGATGAAAATGCCGAAGAGCATGCCGACACCGGTGAGGGCCATGACGGCGGTATCGATTTCGGGTGTAGGAGTGGTGACCGGGATGGTGACATCGACGCTATCGAGCAGCACGGTAGCCGAGGGCGCAGACTCCATGCCGGGAGCGGTTACGCTGATGAACTGATTAGTACCGATAGCGTTCGTGATATCAAACGTCGAGCCGGTCTGATTGCTGGCGAGCAAGGTGCCCAGTTGTCCTTGGGTATTCGAGCCCCAGACGGAATAAGTATCGCTGCCCACGCTGGAGACTTGAATGCTGTTGAGGCCCAGCGTGACCTGCGAGGGTTTAAGTCCCTCGATGGCTTTGAAGTTTAGCTGGATGAAGAAATTGCCAGAGATTTCATTGTCGGGGCCACCGGCGAGTCCGAGGCCGAATTCAGTCGGACTCTGATTTTTTTCAAACAGCGGGCTGAGGACGGCGGGAGTATCGTAACCGGAGACGACGAGTGAAGCGCGACCGGCGGTGAAAGTATCGACCGGGCCGATATTTCCGGCGGCAAGGTTGAAAACAAAACTGATGGGATCAGCCTTGGTGGCGGAAACGCAAACAAGAAGCAGAAAGCAAGCGAGCAGCAGTTTTTTGACGGACACGGTAATTCTCCTTTGCCGGGGAGTCTATCACAGCTCTTCGATGTAGTCGGCCAGCTGTGGGGCTTTCGAGGCAAGGATGAGGCGCTCGACTTCCTCGATGCAATGCTCGCACCACAGGCCAGCGTACCAGAATTTCAGATCGGGGCTTCCGCAGCCCAAGCACAACGGAGGTTTCCTTTCGCGTGGTCGCAACTTTTCGCCGTGTTTGACGAATCCGCAATTGCAAGCTGCGCCCTCGATGTGCAGGAGGTTTGGTCCCGCAGGGCAGTCGCAAGCGTGGCTTTTTCTTTTCATGTGCGCGGTGCGAGGCCTTTGCCCACGAGGTGCGGCCAGCGTGGAGGTTTTGCTTTGCCTTCTTCTGTGAGCCCATGTTCCTTGCGATACCACTCGGGAAGCGGATAGGGTTTGTGGGCGCTTTCCGGCAGACCGGTAAGTTCGTACCACGTTCGTTGTTTGCTTGCAGCCAAGGCTTTCAATTGTGCCCAAGAGGTTTCGATGCCGACGAACTGGTGATCTTTGCCGTGCCAGATTTCGGGATCGCGGCCCATGCGGAAGTAGCGCACGAGGTTAGCGCAGTGGCACATCTGCGCAACGAGTCGCGCGTCCGTTTCCATTTTGAGTTCTGCGAAATTGCGACCGCAAAGTGCCGGTGAGATTTCCCGTGCGATTTCGGAATTGATGCCGGGAACGCGGGGCTGATCGACAAGCGGTAGAAGTTGCAGGAAGCCTTTGTAGTCCTGATGCTGGCGATCTTCCGGCATGCGTTGCAGGATTTCGGCGGCGCGCGGCATGAACATGCATTCGGTCAGGCAGCGCGTGCAGCCGGTCGAGATCTGATATTCGGAGTAGCGCGACAGTACGTCGATATAGATCTCGGCTTGTTCCTCGCCGAGCACGACGTCGAAATGCTTGGCGAATTTATCGACCCAGCTGCCGATCAGCTCGGCGATGTTTTCTGACTGCTTTGGCGATAGCTTCTTGCGTTTGCGTTTGGCCATCCGTTTCTCCTTTTGGTGGTGCTTTTGTCCAGCGGTGATCGCTCAGGAATTTTCCTGCGCTCGGGACGTAGCGTGGCTGGGACCAGCGACCGGAATTTTTCCAGCGATTGAGGCCGACCAGAATTTTCCTGAATTTCCGATCCGCCTCGGGAATCTCGCACCATGCCGCCCACGCGGCGCTGGCATCGAGATGATTGGGATACAGTCGCCAGAATTTATCGAACGCGGGGCTCACACACACACTTCCGGTTTTGCTCGGTGGCGTGTTAGTAGGAAGAATTATGTGTGTGTCACCCCCCGTGTTACGAGTGGGTTTTTCTGGATTTGGCTCTGGATTTGGATTTGGATTTGGGAATGCTGAGCTATAGCTGAGCTGTAGCTGAGCTTGTGCTGCTTGTTTAGCCCTTTGTTTTCCTCCTTTTACGTGCAATGCCCTAAGCTTCTCGTACTTTCTTACCTCAATCGAGGCCCTTGAGTTGACCATTTTCTGGTGGTGCTTGTAGAAGTATTGTGAGAGCACCGATTCGACGGCTATTTTTTCCTCATCTGCGACCGCGCGGAGCTGCCGGTAAAGCTTCTGCCGGTCAGTTGTGAGCGACTTGCCGGTGGAGTAGTACAAGTCCAGCATGCGCCGGTAAGCACAGTCTTCCAGCCACGTGAGGTGGATGGTGTCGCGGAGGTAGTCGCCCATGAACCAATTAACGAAGATCATTGGGCACACTCGCAAAAGACTTGTCTCGGGGGCGGGATTTGTGCTTGAATAAAAAACGGTAGTAGCATCAGTTCACCTTCAACGTGAATTGGTAGCTGCATTTCGGTTCACTCCAAATGGTTAGGGCCGGATGTTATGCGCATCCGGCCCAAATTTTATCTCCCCCCATCGGGCATGTCTAGGCGAAAGCCTACGGCGAATCAGGCTGTGGAAAAGTTGTGGGTTGCGTGGAAAGTTCCGCACCGGCAGCATCGAGCAGCAAGGCGGCGAGGCGCGCAGCCATCTCTTTGGTCATCAGCAAAGTCTGAATCTGCCGGTTGAACTTCATGGTGACCGTCTGGGTGTCAGGCAGTTGATACACGGTGATTTCCAGTTTGTCGGCGCTCATATGTCCTCGTCACACCGGTCAACCAATGGGGCTTCGTAACCGCTGAGCCAGTCTTCGATGGCGGTCTGGATGGTTTGCGCGAGATCCGCGAGCTGTTGTTCAGTGTACGGTTGCTTGTCGGAATCGTCCAAGAAATCCTTGGCCAAGTCGTAGCATTTGGTGTCATACATTTGGTTTGGTTGTCTCCCATAGCGCGGGATCTTGTCTGCGAATTTCCTTGATCAGCTCCAGCGCATCGGCGACTGCGCTTTTGTAGGAACTGCAGGTCATACCCTCGTCGTCATGCAGCCCACCGTAGATGATCGCGGCCATCAAGCCCAGCAACTCTTGAAAGTTCATGGCGCGCTCCTTGAATGTTCCTTGGTTTCCTTCCAAGCGCGCACCCCGGGAATGTTGATGGTCACGCCGAAAGCCTCGACCGCTTGGCGGATCTTTTTTTGGTCCGGTGAGCAGTACTCGCGGGGCACCAAGGCTTCGTTCTCCACGAGAAAGTGATAGTAGTCGCGCGTGTACACGCCTTCCTGTTTCGGCACCGCAGGCCCACTCGACACATAGGGCAGCGGCACGGTTTCCTTCTGTTCGCGCAGGGCTACTGCGGTTTCCTTGTCGCCTTGTTTCGCCGCGAGCTTCGCAGCCTTCTCCAGTTCCGCTTTCTGCTGCTGCTGCAGCAGCGCGGCGGCTTTCGCGTCCAGCTTGCGCTTCGCGGCTTCCTGCTCTTGCCGGTAAGCCACGCGCCGGTCCATGAGCTTCGATTTGGCCTGCTCCAGCGGTTTGAGGAACCTGTCGCGCAGTTCACAGGCCGCGAGGTGCATCTTGCGCAGTCCGGTGCAAAACGGGTTAAAGGTATCGCCGACCGTGGTGATGGCGCGATCCAACTGCTGCACCACCGTCAGGCTGGCCGTGTAGTGATCCTCGCTCGTGATGTCGAAGCTCGCGGCACGATCCAGCAGCGGCTGGGTCTGTTTCTCAATCGCTGCCTGATTCGGTTGCGGCGGCAGCATCCACTTGTTCACTTCTTCTTTCATCGGTTGTTCTCCCTGTAACTGGATTCAAAGCGGCGTTTCCACGTCGCGATGTGTAACGCACTGCAGAAAACATCGTAGTCGGACCTGTCGTCGAACTCGTGGACTTTGGGTTTGCCTGAGGCGCGCAGTTCCACGACGATTCTTTTGCGCGCCACGAAGCGGGCCAATGGATTGGTGAAACGCGGATGCGGTGTGCCTGCAGCATAGCCAGCGAGTTGCACGCCATGGTGGGCATAAACCTTGCCAATCTTCAGTTCGACAATGGTGTTCGATCCGTTGATCAGCGCGTTGCAGTCCGACTGCATGCCGTAGTGCATGCCGCCGATGTCCGCGACCGTCTGGTACTCAGACGAGAGCAGCTTGAACTTGCAGGTTTGTTTGAAGGTGATCCAAGCGTCCAGATGCGGCGCGACGCGCTCGTCGCAGCGGATCAGCTTGTCGAGGTTGTGGTAGTGGCAGGCCTTGTGGACTTCGCGGCCCAACTCGCCTTTGCGTTCCAGCACATCGGCATTCACAAAACTGAACTGCACCAGCCCGCTCGACGCCAGCACCGAGGTGCAGCCCGGGATCACTTGCGAGCCCAGCCGGTACTCGTGCGTGCTGGCATCGAAGGAAAAACTTGCAGGGGCTTCCGTCATGTACCACTCCTGATCAGCTGCAGGATGTCTGCGAGCTGCGAGACACGCACCTGCACGACGGACTTCAATTTGTAGTGGCGCGTGAGGAATTGCGCAACCTCCTCGGGAACCTTCCAGCCCATGACCGCAGCAGTGTTGTAAATTTCGGTCTGCTGCTTGGTCGAGATCAGCGCATCGTTAACTTCCCTGACCGGCGGGATGGTGGCTTTTGAAGGTTTTGTAGGTTTTGTAGGTTCGTTCTTGCTCTTCGCAATGAGGGGATCGACAAGATCCTTGATCGGTTTTTTCTCCGACTGCTTGCCCTTTCTCGCATCCACGATATCGATGGACTCTTGCAACTGCTGCTCCATGGTGGGCTCGATGGGCTCGCCGTGGTAATCGTTGTTCACTTGGAAACCTTCGGGCGTGGCTTTCAGCAGCCCGGGCTTCTCCGCGTATTCATCCACGGTCACGGCACGCAACAGCCGGTCGCGCTGATCGGTCGTGGACTTTTGCAGCAGCTTGCAGAGTTTGCGAATGACACTTTTCCGCCACATTTCCTCAGGGTCAGTGCTCCAAGGAGTGGCCTTGCCGTCTCGTTTGAAGGAACGCCAAGATGGACTGCGGTCGCGCAACGCGAGAATCTGCGAGGCTTCCAAGTACTCGAAAGTGGTTTTGCCGGTCAGCAATTCGGCCACGGCATACGCGCCCAGCCAGTTGTCTTCTTTGTCAGGATTCGGAATCGGCGCGGGCTCGTGGTACAAGCCGCGATTGGTTCCCAAGATTCTTTTGAAGCGGTCTTTGCTTCGCACGATTTCAGCAGAGATGGCCGCGACCGTGCCGGTCTGATAAACCAAATGCATAAAGCCGCGATACCCGATGATGGGCACGGCGGTGTTTTTGAACGGGACCATATAAAAGTGTCCCAGCGTGTTGTTCAGTTCAAGACCCAACTCTGCAGCCTCCATTACGCAGCACAGCAGGGAATCACGGGTGCAAGCCATCAAGGCCGGGGAAGCTTTGATCATGGTAATTGCCAGTTGAATCATGCGTGCGACGCCCAGCTGATTCGGGATTGCCGCCAGCAGCCGGTCGCGCAGTTCCTTGTTGCGGAAATAATCATCCACATCCTTGGACTTCATCACCATAGCTTCGGACATTCGTTTCTCCTTTTTGTTATCTAGTTAGGAACGCTAACAGAACCATACCCAGCAGCACGGCGCAGAGTGCGCCCAGCGCAATCCACGGGAGCTGCCGCCACACCCACTCAAGCAACCGGCTGTAGTGGCGCGACACTGGCTTCCTCCTTCCTAGCATCTTGGGCTGCAAAGTACTCCAGCAGGATCTCCAGCACGGTTGGTCCCACCTTGCGTCTACGTTTGGTCCCTTCGCGCTTTAGGCGCGCTAGGAGCGGCTTTGGCGCGTAGACGGCTATCTGGACTACCCTGCTCCGGTAAAGGCTCTTGTTGGCCATTGCAGCACCTCCTGCGGTAGCCTACCATGTTTCGCCTGTTATTCGCCACAAAATAATATACTTAACCATTGACAGTACCACAAATTCTGGTAACCTTAATGAAGGCGGCGCAGCCGCCCAAAGGAGAATGACATGAAAAACGAATTCACGATCCACACGGCAGCGAATCCTTTCCCGGTGAAGACTCCCAAGGGCACTTTCATCATCGATGAAGAATGCCAGTGCGGAGGCCTGCGGTCCCAGCACAAGGACACCATTTCTTACGGCCACGGCTCGATGGGCACCTGCCCCAAGTTCACTTGGAAGCGATTTCTGATTGGCGAGCCGATTCGCTAGTTGCGCGAGTGTCCGCGTTCGCCCTGTCCGAGCAGGGCGACCGGGAGACATTCCCACAAAGGAGAACCGAGATGGTACACGCACCGTTTGAAGTGGAATTCAGCAAGAGGCCAAACGCAAAGTTGCAAGTGGTTTACGTGCGCGCTTGCCGCATCCGCCGGTGCTTTCACCGCACCGCAGACGGCAACTATAAAGATGGACCCGTCACGCTGCGCGATTGGACCGAGCAGATCCTTGTGTGGAAGCCGTTCAAGGGCGTGCGCTAGATACCCGCGCTGCTCGCGCGTGACAGGTGAGCGGCACGATGTACCTAGTCCGAGTAGCGAGAGGAGAATCAATGACCGTCCGAAAGTCAGAAAGGAATCCGTTCCAAGGCGTCCGCACCTTTTTCGTCACGTCTGAAACGGAGCCAGAGAAGGAGTACATCGTGCAAGAAATCAAGCGCGATGGGACCGTTTATTACTGCAACTGCAGCGACTTTTTCTATCGTCGTCTGCCCCACGTTCACACCAATCTGTTCAGCCTGTGCAAGCACGGCGCAGCGGTTCGCGAGGCCGTCAATGCGTAAACCCAAACTCACTCCACCGTTCGTTGCCTACGATCCCACCGTGATGCCGGGATTTCGTCGTCCCACCGGCATCAACCTCAAAGGCAAGGTCTGCATCGTCCGCAAGACTTTTTTCAAGGACGAATTGCAGAAGACACTGACGCTGGAAGACCAGAAGTTTCTTGCCGAGGGTGGCTTCGGCTGTGATCCAGTCGCTTCGGGAACCAAAGTGTTTGGCACATGGGTAAAAGACCACACCGAGGATTGGGTGCGGCGCGGCGATGTTGAATTCGTGGAGGTGGATCGTGGCTAAGCTGCACCGTTCCATCACCCTTCGCCGCGTGATGCGCGCCGTGGAAGCCGATGATTCTATCGGCTTCTGCAAGGCGTGCGGTTGCGAGGCCTTCAACGTTGAACCTGATGCCGAGCGCTACGTTTGCGAGGCCTGCGGCAAGCGCGCCGTCTACGGGGCCGAGCAGATCTTCATCAGCACGCCATGGCCGGATGCGGAGGTGGACCGTGGCTAACATCCAAGCGCAAGTCGCCATGGATAAGGAAAAACACCCGGAACGTTTCTGCCCGGTTCACCGTTGCCTGTGGCGTGTTGCTTCACTCGATCACGCCACGCAAACCTACCGCTTGCGCGCCGACTGCCCCGGGGGCTTCTGCCCCCGGCACCAGCAGATGCGCGTGACCGTCACCGCAGCAGGTCTCGCGGCCCTCGCCGAGGAGGAACAATGAGGTACTCGCAATATCTCGACGCCTATCTCGACCACAACGCACATCGCCTCGCCACCGGTGATCTTCCGATCACCATTGGCACCTTCCTGAATTACCGGCTTCGCGGATCGGCGAAAGATTACATGAGCAAGTACATCCGAGCCCTGCACCGCAGCTGCCTTGCCGTGGGTGCAGTCGAGATGACATCGAAGAACGGCAGGACCGCGTACGTGCGACCGAAGGACGGTGCCCAATGAGCAAAACCTTCTGGTGTGACGGCTGCGGGAAACCCACCGAGCACACCTTGTCGCGCTATTGCGGCGCATGGTTGTGCGATGAGTGCGATCACCACCGAGGCCTCTGCCGCTGCTTCTGCGGCTGGTCCCTGAGCGGCGCGGATGGCCGGAAGGAACTGGAAGACATGGGCGAGCGGATCGAGGAGGACTACTAGCCATGAGGCGAACCAAACATGCCGTGCGCAAATGGTACGGCGAAATCTTCCGCATCCCGGCGCGCGAGGGTGGCGCAATGGGCAACTGCATGTTCTGCAAGTTTTCCCAGTGGGTGCCTGACCGCAAGCGCAAACGTTGGAATGCCGTGGACCGCGCCGCCGCCATGGTGCGGGCGCACGTCAGGAAAGCGCACCCCGATAAAATCCTAAAAATTTGGCGAGCCAACGATTCAACAAAGGAGAACCAATGAAAAAAGTACCGTGTTCCGGCTGTGGCAAGAAATACGATCCGAGGGGGCTGCATCGCCACGTCAAAGTTTGTCCTGACTATTGGAAGACGCTGCCAAACCAGCCAGTAGTGGCGGCGCAACCTCCGCAAGTTGCCGTGCCAATGTTTGCGCTGGAGCTTGCGGAAAATTTCGACGCCATCCGCATGGCCTTCGATGAGTTTGCCGCAACGTTCAAGAGGATCTTCGCTCCGGTCAACAAGAAGTAGGCCTCGCAGGCCTCGCCTAGTGACAGTGGCGGGGCCCGCGCAACCTGCGCGAAAGGAGAACCGATGGCCGACTTATTGTTTAAAGGGATCGTTGGTTTCGCAATTTTGGAGTTCCTCTGCTTCATGTTTTTCGGATCTGATGTATGGGGTCTGATCAAGAAAGGATTGCGCTGATGGCCGTAGAAAAAAAACGCGGCTGTGGTTACCGCAAAGTGGGAGGAACCTACTTGGTGAGTTCAGGCGAGGGCATGCCGTGCGACCGGATACCGATCCGGCTGGACGTTTGCCCGGTGTGTTCGCATGGTTTCAAACAATCACGCGGCTGGACTTGGGTGGACCTGTGCGGTCTGATCGGCGGCGAACATGAAGAATGCGAATGCTGGGTGGCGTGCCCACTCTGCAAGAATCCGAAAAAAATCGGCAAGGCCGGTCTGCTCTGGATCGGCGAGAAATTCTACAAGACTCCGCAGGACTTTTCACGCGAGGGCCGCGACATGGGATTTTGCAAACGCATCCATGCGGTGCCTCGCCACTTCAAAGTCGGGGAAACATGGATATTACTGGCCCATCCGAAAGTCATTCGGGACGATGAGATCGTCATCACTGAACTGGGCACAGCTGAGACGCGCGAGAAATGGTTCCCGGGCATCTTCACACTGTGGCGTCCAACCAAGATCGAGAAAATTCTGAAGGAGTCGCAGCGCAATTCCGAGGAAGTCGATTCGCTGTTAGAGCGCGGGATCACTCCGGTGTTTGTGCCGGACGACGACAAGGATCATCAAGGCTCAGCCTACGACAAAGAGGAGGAAGCAATTTTGGACTTGTCGGACGACATCGGGCTGCATGATCACACTTGCCAGCAGTGCGGCAAGCTGATCGTCCGCGACTGCGAGTGCGACAAAGGCGACACCGTGAACATGTGGTGCAGCGCGAATTGCAAAGCCGCATACGACCTGTAAAACGAAAGGGCCGCGACGCTTAAGTGAGAGAGAGCGAGATCGCGGCCCTTCGTGTTTTAGGATCTGCGCTTTGCTTGCCGGGATACTATCACTTCTTCGCCGTGTGCGTGGCCTCGTGCGAAGACCCGTGCGTGGATATGGTTTCATGCACCGTGGGTGACGGCGCGGGAGTCTTCGCCGTTTCCGCCGCCGTGGGCACCGGCTGCTCCGAAACATTCTTGCTCAGAATCCAATACTCACGCGAGTCATCGCAGACCATCAGCGTCGAATCGCCCACGATGTCTTTCACAACTCCCAAAACTTGCACCTTGTCTCCAACTTGCATTTTCATTTTCCTTTCTGTAGGGGGCAGGAGGTCCGAGTTCCCGCCCCCATCCTGCGTGGCTGAAAGGAGAACAACGAACAGAACAGCCAAAAAAACGTTACGGCTTTTTGCCGCCGTTCGCAATGGGCTTTATGGATGGTTGTTGCGCTGCCCCAACTTTGCAAGCAGCAAAGTCACCAACGAAGTGAAGGCACTCACAAAAACAAGCCGTGTGCCTTCTGACACCGGCTGGTGCGTCAGATGCACGATCAGAACGAGTATCGAAATCCAAACCAGCAGCCCCACGATCAATTGGATTTTGCGCGTTTCGCTCATTGTCATTGTTCTAGTAAAGTATGAGAAAGGGGAACGTTTATGGCTGATGAAAAAATTTCGCCATCTGATCTGCAGAAAGAAGCCGAGCGGCTCGTGAAGGAAGGCAAGATGCCCGATATCAAAACCGTGCTCACCGCCGTCGCGAAGGCGCGGAAGAAGTACGCCCCGCAGATCGAGCGGGCGCGCCGCGAGCGCCAGTAGCCTTCTCTTCCATCATCAAGCGCGCCGCAGCTCCCGAGAAAGTGCCGGTGCGCTTGGCAATTCCCTGCGCCGTGTAGAGCGCCTGCTCGTAGTACCACATCACCGCTTGCAGTGAAGCGGTAGTCAGTCCCAGATCTTCGGCCACCTCGGAAAAAGACTTCGTCATCAGGGCGCGTTCCTTGTCGTTTCGCGTTCCCGTATCAGTTTTTAATTTACCTTCTTCGTCCCACTCCAGCGTGCCCATCCAGCGATTCCATGTGCGGCTCACCCAGCGGTCAATCGTGAAGGCTGCTTCCATGCCGTGCAGATTCAAGGCGAATGGTCCGCGCTTGTCTCCAAAAATCATCGTCCCGGGCTGCATCTCATCCGCTTCGCCAGCGACACCGTCGTTGTACATACGGAGTTCACTCACCGGATGATCAGCGAGCAGCCATTCGCTCGCACCTTTTTCCCCGTGCTTCTCGATCAACTCGTTTAATGAATTGAAAGCATCACCCCAGCCACTGATTGAACCCGGCCCCCACGGCTTGGCCTCTCTGTAATTCAAATTGGTGGGCGAAAACTTTCCCGTTTGTTCATAGTGATCCCAGTTCTGAATCGCCTTGCCCACATTCGGATAAGGCTCGGCGCTCAGACTCATAATGGCTTCGGCCATCTTGAAGATCGAAAGCTTCACGGGATCTTTCAGCGACGGACGCATCTGGCCGACAATCGCGTCATGCTTCGCAATGTCCACTTTGTAAAAGTCGCTACCACTGTCTTTCTGCGCCATTTGATATTTTACTTCTTCCAGCAGCGCGGCCTTGGCGCGCGCCACCATCGCTGCCGGTTCTGCTTTCGCAAGCGACAGTGCTCCCACCATGGATCGCGTGAAACGATTCAGCGCCTTGGCCACGTCGAGCGTGGTTATGTTTCCGCGCGGGCCGGTGCCTTTCACGTTCAGCGGATCTTCCATCAAGCGAACGCTGGAAGCAGTTTTGCGCATGAACGGATGGGGCACAGGCTGTACTGCGCCCAGCACTTGGAAGCTCTGCGTGTTGGGATATTTTTTTAGCAGTTCCTGCTGGGCTTTTTTGTAATCGGTCACTTCGATGGTGACTGGACGCAGTCCTTGGCCTTCATCGATCAATACTCGAAATTCTATTTTCCCGGGGCGGAAAGGTTTTAGGGGCGGAGCTTTAGCAGTCGCTGCCGCGCCTTCTCCCGCAGCTCCGGCGGCGCTTGGCGCAGCGCTTCCGCCGCGTTGTGCAGCATTTGCCCCACGGTCACCAAATAAGGACTGCTGTCCGGTGGCTTCCAACTTTCTTTGTCCGATGCCTTCACGTTTCGCTCTCTCGACGATTTCATTAACGCGGCCCTCACTTGCATGCAATGTTAGCGCCAAATTTTCTTCGCGTCGACCAGCTTCTTCTCTGATGATGTCGGCGACTGGACGGAGATCCTGTACGTTGCGCTCGACGGCTTCGTTCCACAATCTCCACCGCTGATCCGGTGGAACGTTGGCGGCATTCATCAGCTCATCGGCACCTCTAAGGTCGCCGCCCATGCCGGGATTCAGGTGCCTCGGAATCCCATCGACCACTTCGTTGGCCGCGACTCCACCAGCGGCGACATCGAGCAGAGCCTCAAGATTGTCCACAACTTTCTCAGGGATGTATTTACCATTGGCACCGCGAAACGCAGCCTCATCAGTCATCAGTCCCGCCGCAGCGTTCGCATAGGGGCCACCGCTAGAAAGTTGCGGGTGATGATGGCTGACGATTCCGCGTTGCGGGAAGAGATCACGCAGACCGTTGATAATCCCGTGGCCCAGTTCATGGTGGAGTACAACCATGAAGGAATCTGCTAAGTTGGCGGGAAGCTTCATGTGCCGCATCCACTGCCACAGCTTCCCCGGTGGCTGCGCGAGGCGTGGAATGTCTTCCGGCTTCGCACCTCGCCTGATCATTTCATCCAGCAAAGCCTGCCGGGTAATTTGTTCTCCTCCGAGTGCGAGTCGCGAGCCTACATGTTTGGTGCCGACATCGATGCCGAAATTTATGGCCGCTTGGCGCACCTCCCAGTTTTTCAGATCGTGGATCGGCTGCAGCACAGCATGATCACCTTTCGCTGCATCGACCACACCTTCGCCATTCGCGTGGACGAAGTATCTTGTTTTGTCGTCAGGGTATTTTTCTTTCAGGTGTGCGGCTTCGGCGGCAATCGGCGGGGGTCTTTCAGTCGCGCTGGGTTGTCCCGGGAGTGGCCTAAGCGGTTCGCCCGGTCTGGCGCGCTGCGGCTCCGGCTGGCCGGTCATCTTGCGCAGGACTTCATCGATGGTGGCTGGTGTAGTGGCTTCTGGCTGGGCCTGCGGGGCAGCTACAGCGGGTTTCGCCTCAGGGGTGGTGGGTAGGGTGCCGGGAGTTGCGAGGCGCTCCTGCGCCTTCGGCACTCCTGTGCGCTGAAGTGCTTGCTTTTGTGCAACATAGGCTGGAATGTCAGCCTCAGACATCTTTGCCGAAATCGAAATAGGAGGCACTGCCGGGTCCGTGGACTGCGCCCAGCGCATGCCGTACTCATCGGGCGCTGAAAGCGTGTAGCTGGGCGCGCCGGTGACCGCCTGTGGCGCTACTCTGGGTAGTGGCATCTGTCCTGCGCGCTGTTCGATGGTGGGCGCGGCACCTTGCACTACGCGGCGCTCCACTCCTTCGGGAGCGCGCGTGCCGGTGTTGCGCGCGACGACCAGTTGATGCTCGTGGTCCAGCTTGTCGTAGTCTCCCCACCCCATGGAGTGCGCAGTAGCATTCAGCTCCGCATCGGCAGAAGGAGTTCGCGGCAGCGTTTCCGGCCTCGGCCCGATTGGTTCCCCTACGAATGGCGGCGGCGGGCCCGGGCGCGGCGGAAGCTCCGGTGCCGGTGGCCGAGGTGGCGTTTCCGGCGGCACAGTTGGCGCAGTTTCTTTTGGAATTCGCCCCTTTGGCGCGCGCTCCTCAAAGGCTTTCGCGAGTGCTAATTGTTCAGCGATTCCCGTGAGGCTACCAGCCGCAGCAGGATAATTCTTCTCGCGAATGTAACGCGAAAGACTTTCGATGGGAGCCCCAATGAATGGCGCGCCTTCGACGGCACCGTGATACACGCCATAAGCCGCTTTGCCGAGATTGGAAAGAATCGGACTAATGGTGGAAAGGCCAGTCCCTTGGTTCCTAGTGTGTAGAATGTCGCGAATGTTTTGTGCTGCCTCGCCCACCTCACGCGCGCCTTCACCCCAGTGCATGCCCACTTCTTTGGCCCCGGGCAGCGGATTCCAAGAGCTGCGATAAATTTCTTGCGCTTCTTTCAAGCTACGAGGGTGAGGAATAGGCGAAGTTTCTGCTTCGGCGCGAAAAAAGCCTGCGCGTGGCGGCGGCGCAGCTGCAGCAGCTTTCTCTTCATATTTCGCCAGATCATCAGGCGCAGGCTCCGCATATTTTTTAAGCTCATCATCGTCATCATCATCTTTGAACGGGGGCATAATTATTTCTCCGCGAATCCCGGCTTGCCTTTGTATTTTTTGTAAACTTCATCAGGAACGTTCTTGAAGTTTCTGCCGTTGTAGCTGAAATTGTGACCACCCTGCGGAGCTGCAGTTGCTGCTGCAGCCGCCGCCCCTTGTGCTTCGACTTCTTTTTTCACTTCAGAGGGATGTGGGGCTCCCGGCAAGTTGTGCGGGAAACGGCGACTCGCAAGATTGATGTTCTCCTGCCAAGCATCAAATCTTTTGTTCGCAACACTCGCGCCTACGTAAGGTTCCGGCAGGTTGTTGATCTCCAAGTGGATCATGGATTCCGGTAGCCGGGTGATCGCTCCGATGGCTCGCTGGTACATCATGGCCGCTGTTCGCGCGGCGATGTAGTCGTTCAGGACGTTTTGTTCTTTATCGGTAAGGGCATTCCACATTCTGGCTTTGTCAGTTGTTTTCAAGATGTCGGCTATGTAATTAGCGCCCGGGACCACCCCAAAAAGCATTCCAGCTTGGATCTTCTCGTCATTCAGGATAGTAGCCATGTCCTGCGCATGGATCGTGGAGATAGCTCCCGGCAATGCATTGGTGGAATTCCGATAGCGCGAGGTTTTCAGCTGAATGTCGTTCAGTTGGGTAATCGCCGTGCGGTCTTTCTCGATATCGGCGGGAGTGATTTCCGAAAAAATAAAATTTTGTTGTTGGGCGGCATACCGGTTGGTCTTGATCAAGACGCCATTTTTGTCTTCAGCGTACACAGGCGTCTGTTTGTCCTTGATGTCCTCACGAACATACGGAGCTTGGTTCATGCGGTAGTTATTGGCCTCGTGCTGGGCCTGCATGAATTTGTCGCGCGCAAAATCCCTTGGTGTGTCTTCGTTCACGAAATAGTTCTTTGAATCTAGCGGCGTGTCTCGGAGCGCGTCCTTGATGGTTTCATTCATTGCGGTTGCGTCCGCGCCCATCGGACCACCATGCTTGTAAAGATCCCGCGCTCTTTCACGATTCTCAAAAGTGTTTGGAAGCTTGTGTTGCTGCAGATACAGATCGATGGCTTTTTCGGTTTCATCCGGCTTCGTTGGCTTGCCGTAGACTGTTCCCGGCGGCAATTGCCCCCGGGCTGGAGGCGCAGCAGGCGTGGGTGCAGCCATCGGTGGCGGCGCTGCTGCGCTTGGTGTTGGTGGTGTGGGCGTGACCGGCTTGATCGTGCCGGGAGCTGCAGGCGCTTGCGGCTGTGTGCCGGGAATTGACGGCATTCCGGCTTCTGCGCCTCTCGTGGGTTGTTCTGTCGGCCCTAACGGGAACCATGCTGTTCTAGGCGCTCCTGTCGCCGGGTCTATCTCCCCCGGTTTCTCGAAAGCCGCCCATACTTTTGAAGGATCATTGGGATCGGTCTGACGATCCTCCAACATTTTCCAGCCGCCGCGCGCCGCAGCTTCACTGAGCAGATTCTTTGCTTGCGCGCCTTTCAATATACCTTCGCTTTTCCGCGATTCCTCTTCACCCAGCATGGTCAGGACATTGTGCAGTGCCGCTCGGCGATATGCGTCAGAGCCGGGAATGCTCCGCATGACTCCCGGCGCAATGGCCGTGCCGATGTCTTGTCCAACCGTGCCCAGAGTGCGCAGGATTTTTCCCTTGGTCGTCGTCGCCGGTGGCCGCTCAAACAATTGCTTTTCCAGCGTGCCCGCGCGCCCACGCAAAAATTCTTCTTCATTGAACGGCGGCTTGGTTGGTGGCGCGGAAGCAGCACCGAGAATGGGTGCTATTGTCCCGCTGCGCGTTTCGACATTCGGCAGAGGAGGCGCTTCGCCCGGTGCAGGCGCTGCCGCAGGAACATTGGGCCGCGAAAGCATTCCGCGACGGCGCATTTCCTCGCGTGCTGTTGCCTCAAGTTCAGGATCACGAGGTGGATCACGAACTAAATCGTTGTCGGCCATAAGATCCTCTTAGAATGCCGGTGGTGCGCCTGCGGGTTTGAGCGCGGTAAGTGTCTGATCGACGTTTTGCAACCAGCCGGTCTTGCTGGCTTCCGCCCATGCATTGATATCGGACGGCACCAAACCTTGCGCCTTCAGACCTGCCTCCACGTTTGTGCCGTACATGCCCTGCATTTGCTTTAGTGCTTGTTCGCGTTGCTGCTGCTGCAGCATGGCGTTTTTCGTGGCCACATCCAAGCCAACACCAGCGGAGGTTCTCATTTTTTCGCGTGCTGCTTCATCGAGCACGCCAGCCTGCCCACCGACATTGCGCGAGCGCGCTGCGGCGAGGCCTGCCTGACCGGCAATGCCGCTGGCCGCGCCACCCGCTCCTTCCAGCCCTTGCACCAGCATCGCGTTCTGCTGCGCTGGGGTTAATCCCGGCGCGTTGGTGATGTCTGCTTGTAACTGCGGCACCAGCATTCCGCCGATGCCCTGCGCTTCCGCGCCATATTGCGCGCCGGTCGCCGCTGCAGTTCCTGCCGCACGTTGTGCGGCATTTTCCGCCGCGCGGATTCCCGCGACTGGCTGCGAGCCGTACAATGGGTCGCTAAGCACGCGCCGTGATGTGTGGTTGAACATAAGTTACCCCTAGGAAATCTTTGGCGGCGGCGAACGCTTGGCCGCTACCGGAGCACGACTCACCACGTAGCCCAGACCAGCCCCGCCCTGCGTGCCGTCAGCTCGCCCCGTGCCGCTGCCCTGCGACGGCAGCAAACTCAACTGGCTCGATCCCGTGAGCGTGACTCCGGTGGGCGCGCCGGTTTGCCCAAAATAAATTTGTTTGTGCTGCGGATCGGAGCCCAGATATTGGCTGTACGCGCGAAAGTAATAAGTCTGCGTGGCACCCAAGCCGTCCTTTGCTGGCAAGGCGAGCACACGCCCGCGCGATGCGCCCAAATGCTCGACGTGCGGTTGCGCGAAAGTCGGATCGTTCACCGAATATTCCACCATGTACTGCACGTTTTTCTGGATCTGGCTCGCGTCATTGATGGTTACGTGAACGTGGTCGGAGCCCGCCGCGACATTCAAGCCAGCAATTGGCGGCGGCGGCTGGCGCTTGCCTTTGATATCCACGCCCACGTGATGCAACGCCACGTTCACGGCATCGAACCAACTCTCAAGCAAATTCCCCAAGTGCGGATTTTCGTTTTTTATTTTCTTGAGAAACTGCGATGAGTCGATCATGCCGTCACCAAATTCGAACCGCGGATTGGCGACCACGGATCAGGCACAAGCGGCACCACCATTTTCGAGCAGCGGAATCCTGCACCCACTGCATTGGTTCCCACGCGGATGAAAAACCGCTGCCCCTTGATGTTCACGCCGATTTCCAAGTCGCCCTGCGAGATGGTGGGCAACGTTTGCGGATCTAAGACATACGGACGATTCTGCGGCGATTCAGGGTAGACGTAGGAATTCAGCGTGCCTGAGCCGGTCGCGAGCACCGTGAAGTAGGGAACTTCCATACGGAAAAGTCCGAGGCCTTTGGCGTCCTGCGTTTCCGGTTTGACGAAGCCGTAGGAAATCCAGAAAGAATTTATGGCCGTGCCGTCATCGTTGAGCTGCGTGGCCTGCAACTGGAAAATTTTGTTGTCGCTATATCCCGTGGTCAGCCATTGCGGCCACTGATTATTCGCGCGGTCGATGAAATCAGAGTACGGGCAGGCAATGTTCCAAAACGACCATTTCCTCGCGGGTTCCGGCGACATCAAACGGCCAGTGAAAGTACTGCGAATTGGACCCGTCTGTGCAATGGCAGCTCCGGTGTTCAACTCGCGATAGTTGCACATCAGAATGACGTTGGGAGAAGTAGGATTTGCATTCGCCGGGAATTCCGGCATGTAAATATTCGGTGTCGCAATCGGCACACCCACGGTGAAACGCCGCTGCTCGGGATCGTTTCTCACCCACATGCTGTAGCCGTAGGTCCAGTTGATGAGATCCCATAGCGGTTGAATCTCCTGCGAAACTTTGATGGGCTCGCCGCCTTCGAAAAAGAAAACTCCTTCGCGGTTGCCGGTGAGCCCCCAGCCCTCGCCCCAGTCGTAGGAATGAATTCCGATAGTGCCGACTTTCGGCGAGACTTCTTTCCAAGTCCACTGATTCGGCTCGGTCACGCCATTGTCGAACGTGCTGTACCAAGATCTTTCCTTCAGCGCGTACAGCAAATCAAAAAGCACCATGCCGCCGTTAATTGGCTGCTGATTTTGTGCTGGGCCACAGACGCCGGTCACCAGATCGAAAGCTTCTTGGTTGTTCACGTACGAAGCCTTGAACGCGGTAGTCAATATCGGCGCGATCGTAGGAAAGGGTTCGATGCGGTCGACCTGAATGTTCGCGAGGTTCAAAACGTTTTGCGCCCAGATGCGAATCACCAGATCGTTGCCTGTAGGTGGCGGCGGTAGAAACACAGTGAGGAGCGTGCCGGTATAAATCTGCATGTTGGAAGACATGCTCGCGAGGGGAATGGAGAACGAGCCGAGTACCGTGTTGTTCATGCTCGCGGAAAAAAGATCGACGACGAGGTTGCCCGAGGCCTGCACCGGACTCACGCTGGCCGTGATGCGTACACTGTAGAGCGTGGAAGTCTGGATGATAGGCACACCGAATTCATCTTTGTAGGCTGGCTGCGTGAGCATGCCCCACATAGCTTGCGTGCTGCCGCTGGAGTTTAAAATTTGATAGCTCCAGCCGAAAACCGTCGAGGTAAGGTTCAGTGAGCCGCCGGTGCCGTTCGTTTGATCGAGGGTCCAGCCCAGCGGATTTTGTGCGGTCAACAATCTCCCGCCATCAAAACTCAAGTTCCGCAGATTGGTGACCTTGGCTTGTTCGCTGATCGCGAAGATTCGGCTTGAGTAGGTGAGCAGCCCTCGGCAACTGCCCAGCTCGATGGTATTGAATAAATTGTTTCCTTGGATGTCGATGGCCGTCGCGGAGAGCAACACCGTGTCGGAAAACGAAAACGTTTGTGTGGTCGTAGTGTTGTCGTTGATGATCGTGGTGTTGTTGGTGACCTTCGGTTGGCCGGGCACTTGCACGATGACGTCTTGGGGAATATAGAAAAAGTTTCCACCGTTCGCGCCGGTGAAACAAACAATTCTCGCAACCACGTTCGCCGGTCCAACTGGAATGTTGGACACTTGAATCGAACCTGATCCGCTGGTGACGTTGAAATTCGCAATCGGCGAAGGCTGCGTAATGTAGCCGCTGCGTGTGAGGAAGCAGACACAGCATTTGCGCGCGCCAGTGCCCACTAGCCCTTGTTGCACGATAGTTCCACCGGTGTGCGTGCCGCCGGTAACAAGTTGCCCCGCATCGAAGGTGAACTGCGTGCCGCCAATACTCGCCGTAGCCGCTGGATTCAGTAGTGCTTGCGAGACAGGTGGCTGCATATCCGGCGCACTGGAAAGATTGATGGAAAAGGAGTTGCCGCTCACCGAAGTGATTGCTGACTGTGAGACGTTGAAAAAGCCGGGGGCACCCACGCTGCCTACCACGTTTTGAATGCTGACAAATTGGCCGATTACCGGCGCGGGACCAACAAGGCTTCCGTAGGTATAAGTGACCGTGGAGGTAGCGGCAACGGAAGCAACGGTGAGGATGTTCATGGAGCTGGCATTCGGCGCGGATAGCACCAGCCAGCTGCCGTCGTAACCATTTGGAGGTGATCCTCCACCGCTCCCGGTGATTTGAATTGTTGAGCCCGCATTGATGAACGGTATGGGTTGTTGCGTGGTGATCGTCGCAATGCAGGATTGATAGAACCAGCCGGATGTTGGAGGAGGGCCACCAGAACCAAAATCGGAGGAGTATCCATAGGTGGTCGTTGGCGACGGGATGGCAAACAGCGGACAGGATTCGTTGCCACCCACGATGCCAGTCGTGACTTGGTTGATCAGGTAGCTGCCGTTGATGTTGTAGTTGATGAAACCGGAATCTTTTTTCGGGAACGGATTCGGAATACCACTCAAGACCACGTTGGTGTTGGGACCGTAAGTGGGCGTGTACGGTGCCAAACTTTGGTAGGTGTTGCCGCCGGTGCGGCCTTCGCCAAACACGATCAGTAAATTTCCGGGCGTCGAATCGTTCATCACGTTGGAACCACTGCCCCACGCGATGCGGCGGATCTGCACTTGCGGCGACGGCTGAATGGTCTGTATCCCCGTGATGTTGCTGCCGCTGGCACCACCGGCAGAGCCAGCCTGCGGAGCTGCGCCGGGACCAACCATGGAAATTCTGTCGAGGTTTGTCCCGTTCCATTGGCGCGGCACATCGCTCCCGGTGACCAAGTTTGAAAATGCGATGTATTCGATATCTTGAAACGTCACGCTCTTTGCGAAAGTGTTGGGCAAAATATTTGTGGTGATGGAATTCAGTACGCTGGGATTCGTGTCCACGTCTTCGTCCCAAAGAACTCCATTCGCGTCGAGCACTAGAGTGTCCACTTCACCGTTGGTTTGCTCATAGGTTTTGATCCAGTTGATGTTCGTAGCAGGCGAAGGAGCCACGAACACGCGCAAGCCAACTTTGTAGAGAAAGAAATTCGCGGGCACGGCCAGCGGCGCAGAGGCCTGCACGTTCACTTGCAAGGTTTGATTGATGAAGGCAGGCGTGAGCTGCACACCCCACTGCGTGAGCGGGGTGCCGACAAGGATGGTGCCGTCCACGGCAGGGAGTTGCACGGGGATGGGCGCGAAGGTGGATTGTCCCGGCACACTCACGGTCAGCACCGCGTTGGGGTTGGTGTTGAAAGTCTGGTGGCCGCTAAGTTCAATTTCCATGCCCAGCACTACAGGATTGGTGATCGGCGGGATGAACGCGGAACCCTGCAGGATATCGGACACAGGCAGTGCGGAGACGGTCGAAAGGCCGAAAGGAAGTTCCCAGCATTCGATTTGCGTGCTGGAAGTAAGGCCAGAAAAGGCGATGTGTACATCCGTATTTCCGCCCACGGTATTGGTGGCGAGGAACACGGACATCATCATGGTCGTGCCTGCGCCACCGGTGCCCACCTGACCCGTTGTGTACACCAACTGCGCGAACAAATCGCCGGTGGAATCGGTCACGGCGACAGTCGGCACGGTAACGATGTTGGGAGTCGCGACGTACACCATGACGGCGTTGCCTGCGGTCAGTGCCGCTGAGAAATTTACCGTCGTGGCCGTGAACGCTCCGCTGGTGCCGACTCGTTGCCACGGTGGAGGCACGCTTCCGTAAACCGCTAGGGTGATGGCGGCGGCAAGGTAATTCGTCGAGCCGCTTAAATTTATTTGCGCCGTCACCGGGGTTCCTCCGGTCAGCAGTTGCGCCTGCAGGGACTGCTGGCTGGTGAGTTCTTGGCTGTTCCCCCAGTTGAGCAGCGGGAAAACCGGCGTGGTGGTTTCGCTAACGGAGGTAAGGCTGAAACAAAACAGCACTTCGGCGGGCGAACTGGGCGTGACGGTTGGAAAGGTAATGGAAGTCACACCGCTGCCTTGTGCGACCAGCGCTTGATCGGTGCCAATCACGCCGGGATGCGCGAGCGTTGGACCAACCGACATCTTCAAGGTAAAGCCGATGTCGGCAGCATGCGCGGAAGTCGTTACGCCGGTCGATGCGAAGGTAATCTGCGCGGCCGGGTTCGCAGGGATGATTTGACCGCCGAGTGCGACGGCGCGAAATTCTCCTGACCCTGCGGTGGATTGATTGAACACCACGCCTACGGGATGCGGCGGGACTACCTGCGTATTCGGCATGAACGAACTGCTGGTGGTGGTCGAGTTGTTCTGCACGCACGCCCAGATGAGCAACTCATTCGCCTGCGTGGTGACCACGTTCGTAGCGCTGGCCCAGTTCTGGGTGTTGCCAAGGTTCCCGTTAATGACTTTGTAGTCGGTCGGGTCTGCGCCAGCCGCGTTGTTCGTGCCCACCACTTCCATAACCGTCATTGCATATGGCGACGCAGTAATATTTCCGCCGGCATTTTTTGCCAATGTGCAGGTGTACGTCTGGGCCCCACCGGCCACGCTTTTGTAGTACGCCGTGAATCCGGCAAATTGTACGTTGGCTGCGCCGGTCGCGATGACATCGGCGGAAACGCCCAAGTTATCCTTCGCGCCGCTGATGACCACGTTGTCGGCCACGCCATTCGCGTCCGTAACGAATAGAAAGATGGCCACGTAGCTTCCGGCAGTGACGGGATTCGGCAGCGTGGTGGTGAAGTTCGTGGCCGTAGGGGTGTTCTGAATTTGGATTACGTTCTGGAAGATGCTGGCGAAGTTCAGGTTTTGATTGAGGTTGATTTGCGCGTAGTTACCCGGCGTATTGTGGGTGATCCCGCCGGGATTGATCCACGGCGTGCCGTTGGGCACGTGGATGTCCGCAGCCTGACTAGCGATTTCTTCCACGGTTAAATTCGCATAGGTGATTTGATTCGCGCGGCCCCCGCGCGTGAAAACGGAACCGGGGTTGAAATCGCAGTCTTGGTTGAACGGACTGGCCCCTTCGGGAAGATCCTCGGGCGCTAATTCGGGAACGGCACCACCAAACACGGTTAGCGGAACGCCGTTTGTTCCTTCGACGTTGTCCATTTATTTGCGCGGGAAGACCGCCACGAAGTTAATCACATCGGCAAAGATCGAAGGCGTGGTGGCGTTCAGCGCCGTGGCCGTAGTGAGTTCTGCCGGTGCCGTGGCCGAGCCGCCGCCGCCAAAGATTTGCAGCTTGCCGGTCCCAACGTTAAAGCCATACTGAAAGCCGCTGCCGGATTGCGAGAACAGATCGATGATCAGCGGCGTGCGGTCAGCATACGGGCCCATGTTGAGCAGCGCGTTGCCCGCCAGCGGCAGCAAACCTCCGGTCAGGTAGGTGTCGGTAGCGGCAGAGAAGCTGATCGAGCCGTAATAGGCGACGGTCAGTTGATCGGTTGAGCCCTTGCCGGTCACGAGCGCCGGGTTGGGAACGAATTTCATTGTGGCTGTAGGCATATTGCTCTGCTCCTTAGGTCGTTGGAATGATGTAGTACCAAGTCAAAACCGTTGCGGTGCCGGTGCCAGCGGTGAAGTTTCCCGTGGCTTTGCCGATGGTCAATGCCGCATTGTCATCGCTGGGTGGGTTGCCTGCTGTGTCAGTCGCCCCGGGCCAGAAAAAGGTCTGGATTCTGCGATTCGGAGTGACGGTCACGAGGAAGATGGCGTTGCTCGCGAGTGTTGCGCTCATCGAACCATTCGCGAAAGTTATCGCGCCGCCCCCGCCATCGAGGTATGCCACACCAGCGCCGAAAAATTTGATCACGATCAAGATCGGCACAATCGTAAAGCCAACTCCCGGCGCTGCCACTAGCGTTATGGGCGTGGTGAAGAGCGCCAGAATTTGTGCAGAACTGAGTGCAGTGCTCGTAAACGGAAAGTCCTGCGCCGTCAATAAGCGGAAGGTGGGCAACGTAGCGGCACCGGAGCTGGGGCCCGCCCAGACGGTGTTCACGTTTTCATTCGCGAGCAGAATGGTGTCTGCGAGGGTGCCGCTAGCGGTGATCGGCGAACCGGTGACCGTGGAACTGAAGATGGGTGGAACGGTAAGCGTATGTGCGACGGAGCTTACCGTGCCGCTGCCACCGGGCAGGTCCGCAGCGACCAACGCTCGAAAAGTCGGCGCAGTTGCGGCTCCCGTAGTGGGACCGGCCCAAACAGTGTTGGCCGATTCGGTGGCTTTGCTGGCCGTGAGCGTTCCTGAACCAACGACAGGTGATCCACTGATCGTGAATTCTGCGGGCATAGCAAGTGCTACGCTGGTCACAGATCCAGATCCGCCGCCAGCAACTACGTTCTGATCCGCGAGCACCAGCGGATTGATGCGGTTCAGCGTGTCGTAGAGCTGAACCGTATAGACTCCCGCCGTGGCATAGAAAAAGAAATTTCCCAGCGTGTCGGTAAAGAACGGATTCGGCAGATACGAGGTGGTGATTGTGCCGACAACGGAAACGGTGCCGGGATTCGCGATGGCTGCGAGCGTGAATGGTGTGGTGACAACCACGGCTGTGCCGGTGACACTGACTACCTGCCAGATGCCGTTGTAACCGGTGGGCGTGTATCCGGCAGCGAGCAAATAGCTGCCAGCTATCACATCGGCGGGAGGCGTGGCCGTGAAAGTGAAAGTAATCTGCGCAGTGAGAGCACTCCATGAAGCGGTCGTTTGCGCTGGAGTATTCTGCACGGCAGCATTGAAGATGGTGGCGAGCGGCGAGCCCGGTTGCGTGGTGGTATTCGCAGGTTGCGTGAGCACGGCAATGGACGCGCCCGCGATGGCATTGCCGACAATATCCTGCACGCGCCCATCGTAGCGGTTGCTCATCGGTAGTCTCCGCTGAGCGCGCCGTCAATTGTTCCACCCCCGGCAGCGTAACCTTGGAAGCGAATTGCGATGCGCTGATCACGCCGCACGTAACGGTTCACCAGCTCGTCGCACTCCTCTTTCCAGATCAGCTTGGCCTCGGCGCGCTGGCCAGCTCCGCGACTGAAGGCATAGATCATCACCATGCCCATGGCCAGCGCATCTTCGCCGTCGCGAATGTTGATCGTGGTGTTCGCAAGGTTTGCCGTGAGCGAGATGCGCGGCAGGCGACCTTCGTAGCGAATGCGGATGTCCATGGAATTGGTGCAGCCCACGAGGTTGATGGCGTCATTGCGCCATTCCCACTCGCCAAAGTACGGGCCGGGAATGCGCGACATCAGCGGACCTTTTGCAGGCGTGAGCGGCACGTATTGCGCGCCGGAATTGGTCTGCCGCGCCATGAGTGAAAGCGGCAGGATCAGATCCGGCGGGAGCACCGGCTGGGAAAGCACATTGGTGCCGTTGAAGTAGCCGAGCGCGGAAATAAAAACCTGCGTGCCGGGATCGGCATTCGCTACCGGCGTGATCGGCGTTAACACGGCATTGTCCACGACGTTGGAGAGCAGTCCGTTGTTCGCCAGATAGCGCTGCGTCTTCCGCGTCGCAATATTGAGCATCGGAATGGAAAACGGCGCAGTGTCGGTCAGGATCGAGCCGCCGGTGGCCCTGATCATGTCATTGATCAAGGCTCGGGCGTCGTTCATTACGTCCTCAGCCACCGGGAAAGTTCCTTCGGCTACAGTTGTCATAGGCTGTTCCGTTACCCTGACCAAAAATTAGAGAAAGAGTTTTTGTGCAATTTCGTACAGGGCTGGGTTTTTGCACGTTTTCGTACAAATGCATGGGGAAGCAGAAGAGCTGCGAACCAACACAACTCCGGTGCCATGCTGAGATCAGGTACTCAGATGGCGAACCGCTGCTTCCCCAAGACTGTTAGAGCACAAATTCCTGTACAAGAATTTGTTGACTTTTATCGCTTGCGTTTTGGCTTCGCTTCCACGCCCGCTTCTTCGCTGAGGTGACGCACCATGGCGGTGTGAATTTCCTCACTGATCATTCCGGCCAGCAGCGCACGATCAGGATCGAACACATACCCGCACGGGTGCCGGATGATGCCCTGCTTCGCGGGCTCGCCGCAGCCCGGGCACTCCATGGTCTTTTTGTAGATCCTGTTCCACGCGCGGTCTTCGCCGAAATAAGACGCGGCAATGCGCATCAGCGGTGTGATGTCGTCGATGCGCCCCGCTGCCTCGATGGACGTGGCCATGTTCAGCAGTTTGCGATAGGTGACTTCCATCTTGGTGCGTGCGGCTGTAATCTCCACACCGAGTGGCGGATTGTTGCGCGTCCAGAACACGCCCAGATCGTCCAGATTCGCGCCCATCGACCACCAGCTTTTGCCTGCGCCGTAGCTGGCCGTGACGGGATGCACGATATCGACGGCCATGAATTCGCCGCTAACCGAATGCGTTTTCATTTCCTGCTCGACAAAATACGAATCCCTCCAGACCGACGGCAGCACGAGCGGCTCGCTGAATGGTTGGTTGTCGAGACACGGGTTAATGACGAACGTGCCTGCGGAGCCTTTTTCCACGCGGTGCTGCATGGGGCCGAGGTTGTAGACGTACACTTTGTAACTTGGATCGCTGGACGCCGTGGTGTCTGGCGTGTAGATCAGCGGGCCGTTCAAGTCCTGCTCGCGTGCGCGCGCCGAGGCAATCGCGCCCGGTGTATCACTAGGCATCTTATCCTCCCGATTAAGGAACATTAAATGGTGGTTTGTTGTTACCCGATAAGGCGACGGCGCTGCACGTGGCCGAGTCCCATTCGCCGCACAACCTCGTCGCGCGAAATCTTCATGCCTGCTTGCTTTTCGGCGATACGCGACAGCCACGCTTCACGGTTGCTTTCATAAGATCCGGCAGCACCACCAAAAGCAGGCCCAGCTTCCATGTAGGCATCGTACGCAATTCTTGCTGATCGTTCGCGCTCCATGCGCATGCGGTTTTCGATGGCGGCTTTCTTTTGCGCATAGGTCACGTCTTGCTCTTTCAGCAGATTCGGGATGGTCAGGTCGAGAATGTAATGGTTCAGCGGCATGGCGTCGAACGTGACGAAGCCGCAGATGACGTTCTTCACGTACAGGTTGAACGGCACCGGCTCGTACAAGCCGCGATGCGGATAGTCCCCTATCGTGGGCGCATCCGTTTCCGCGTTCCACGTCAGGGCGTACCACAGCTCCGGGGTGCCGAAACATTCCGGCGGCTTCCAAGCTTCGATGACCCACGCGGGCACGTCATGTTTCAAGATGACATGTTGCCCGCATCGGCCATTGGCATCCTCGCCCCAGACCAGATCGGTTTCGTTCTGGCCCCACACAATTCTGAAATTCGGCTCATCGTAGCGGTTCATGCCGCCAATGGAATTGAGGTGCGCGACGTATTCGGGCGGCGTCTCGCGCCGTTCGCGGTCAGGGATTAGCCACGTCATTTGCTGTCAGCTTTCCAGCCGTCATATTTTTGCCGCAGGTAAATTTCATCGAAGCGCATCAGCAGGTAATCCTCGCCATCGATAGTGATTTCCGTTGCGCCATATTTCGTGAACATCACGATGTCGCCAACATTTAACGGCAGCGGCTCGATTTTTCCGTTGATCAGTCGGCCTGCGCCCACGGCAACCACCGTACCTTTGGAGGATTTTACGCGAGCAATTTCTGGAATGATCAAGCCGCGCTTCACTTCCGCATCTTCGTCGATGCGCTTGACGATTACGCGGTCACTGAACGGTTCAAGATTCTGCAGCATGGCGACCCCCTTCGATTAATTCGCCCAATTTTCCGAAGGTCACCATGCTAGCAGGGTTGAAAGTTTAACTGAAATAGCCCGTAGGAATTTGCGCGTTCTGGATGAATGCACCAGCACGTACGTTACTATTGAATACATTAAAGGAAATTACAAAATAGAACACTGTCGAAGCGTTAATACCGCCGCTCGCGCCGATGGTTGGGAACACTGTTTGCCCGTTCACGTCGTACAAATCGGAAGCCTTGAGTTCGCCGAGCCCCCAATACTTCAGGCAAAGCGCCTCCGCGCGTCCCGGTAAAGCGTGAACTGACTTGACAATGTCATAACCAACGAATGTCGAGGGAGTGAATTTCTTCAACATGTCTTGTGAGGAGTCGCCCTTGATTTCCTGCTGATTCGTTACGGCGACCTGAATGGCGAGGTTCTCAATCGCTGCCGCCTGATCCACGTTCATGTACCAGATCAGATCGGCGAGCGCGGGAGTTTCGTTGCCCAATGCCAAGGCAATCTTACTGACCACCAAACGTCCTATCGGAATGGTAATCGCCGCACCGGCAAGGTTCACCGTGGGCGTGGAGAGTCGGCCCGGGAAATTTGAACGCGCTAAGCCGTTCAGCGTTCCCGCGTTGCCGTTCACCTGATAGCCGCGAATCCCCATGATGGAAGTATTCGCGCCACCCGAGGCTCCGTTCACCATCAGCAGGTCGTTGGCGGTTGTCCCAGCAGGCAGAGCTTGCGACGAAAAAATCGTGTTAACGACTCCATCGACGAAAGAGATTTGGAAACTGCCGCGCGAGACTCCTCCAACGCTTGGAAACACCTGCACTACTTGGTTGTCGTAAAACTGATTGGCGTTGTTGACGATGATGTTGGAAAAGGATGCCCCAGCGGGTCCACTCGCGCTATTCGGAGTAGTTACAGTCGCCAGCACTCCCGAGCCGTCGCCCTGAAGGTCCGCGTCTAAATTACTCTTAAATTGCTCTAACGTATGAGTAAACTCTGATGCCTTAACTTGCACTCTGCTCTTCTTGCCAGTCTCAGTAGACCAAAGTGCCTGAGCAGTAATCTCACACGCTTCGCTGAACGATATCGGCGTAAGGAATTGCGCGGCATAGAGACTACCCGTGCCGCGTCCCATGTCGCCGCCATCGGCGCTGAACTGCTGGTGCGTACTGCCAGCCGCCACGCGCATAGGTATGCGCAACGACGGTCTGCCAGTGGGATCGAACGTACTACCGGAGCCCCCGCCTGTCGATGTACTCATCGGCAGGACTCGGCCCGCTTTTTTCAGCCGCGCGTAGAAGGTGTCTTCTGTCAACATCAAATCGGGAATTTCTTCCCTGACTGTTTCCAGTTCGACGGCCTGAACCGCAGCCTCGTTTAGAGCTGCCATTTGGCTGCTCGCTAGGTGGACTTACCGCGTGCGATTGCGCTGCCTGAATCAGCCAGCTTCGCCCCTGCTGTGTGTGGTTGCGTGGTAGTGGCACTCCGTAGAGTGCTTGCTGCATTGTCCTGCTCAGACTTGAGTTATCAGTTTTACGAGACTCAGACTCGATCAAGCTTCCTGAGAGAACAAAACTTTTGTACCGGAATGGGCCTCTTTTGGTACAAATTCACCATTTGGCCTGTTTGCCGTTTTTAAGATAAGCCGTGCCATGCCGTCCAATCGAGGAGAGATACGTGGCCTTGTCGGTGCGCGTGAAATCGACTTCGGAAGTTCGCGGTCTGCCAGCAACGGTCGAGGAAGATCCCCGTTCCCCGCCGCTGCCAGCAGTGCGGCGCAATGTGGTCCCCCCACCGTTGCGGCCAGCAATATTGAAATCGCGCAGAACTTTTTTTACCACCAGCGGAAGTTTGGCTCGCGCTGCGGAGGTGATGAACTTCACCGCATGGTCAGGATCAGCCTGCGCCATCACGGCATTGTATTTGGCCGTATAGCCGTCTGCCGTGTTCACTGCGTGGGCCAAGTCTTCGTTGATCTGCTTGCGCACGCGATTCGCCGTGCCCACGGTCAGCTTGCGACCGGCCAGCTCTTGGCGCAGCAAGCGGTTGGTGTAGCCCATCACTTCGTTGCTCACTTGCGAGCGCACGCCACCGTAAAACGTGCTGGTGCGTTCCTTCTGCACCTCGCTGCGTTCCTGCTGCAACTTTTCGCGGTCGGCTTTGAGGGGATCAGGCGCATGGGCCTGCGTCGCAAAGCTGCGCAGTTCGCGGAAGAACTGCTTCAGCGCGCCTTGATGTTTGACGATGTCTTCAAAGCGCTCGCCCGCGATGGCCGTTTCCAGATCCGCGAGCGTGCCATACACACCGCAACGTTCCATGGTGCGCACGATGGCAGGCGAAATCGCGCGGTCGTGCGCAGCCAGATCCATGGACTCCAGCTTGGCGATGGCCGGTCCAACGATCAGCTTGAAACCATCGGGATATTGTTCTGCTATGGTCGAGACGAGGACGGGATCGCCGTCGCGGAAACCCTGATCCATCAGCCGCGAGGCTTCCACCTCCTCGGCCATCTCCGCAATAGCCTGCGGCCCGCCGTGCTGCTCTACTGTCTCAGCAGCAGCGCGCAGCGTCTGCAAGCCCCCATATCTATCGGTTTGTTGAGATTTGAATAAGGCGGCACTGAGTTGTCGTTCAAGTCTGGGGTTGGCTTTTCCGAATTCGGGATTTCCGGCAATGAATTCTCGGAGGGCTTTGCGGAGCTGGGTGGGAAGAGATCTTGCTGCTGCTCGGTCGTCTTCCCTCGGGCCTTGCTCTTCCGTTTCTTCTGCGCCTTCGGTTTCTTCCGCAGGGGTTTCAGCTGGTGATTCTTCTTCGATTTCATCTGGGCCCGGTCCTTCTTCGGGTTCGCCACTTATACCACTGTCGTCTTCAAGCAGACCTAGATCCTCTGCATCACCCATGACTGCCTCCTGATTGTTTTATTGCTGCGGCGGCGCAGGCGCACTGGACGTTGGTGCGCCCATGGCCCCGGGAACCTGCGGTTTGCCCATCGGCCCTGCCGCCGCTACCTGATCTTTCAAATTTTCTTGTGCCAGCACGGCAGGATTCAGTTTGATTCCGTCCTGCGCGGCCAACTGCAGCTGGCCATCCGGCGGCAAATCCTTGAAGTTAATGCTCGCGCTCACCGGCTTCTGCTGCGGGGGCTGCTGTGCCTGCTGCTGCGCCAGCAAACGCTGCATGGCGCGCTGGTGTTCGTCGTAGTGCAGACGAACGTTGGCCCAGCCATTCGGATTCGTCGCGCGTGCCTTGATGCCCTCGGGCGTGTTCGCAAAGGTTTTAATCTCGCCCATCTCGTGCGCGTGGTCGTCCATCACTTCATCGACCGGCACACTCGATACCATCGGAGGAATCTGCGCCACGGCAGCTTTCATCTTCATCTGCTGCTGCATCACGGTCTGCTGATCGACGCCCGGGGGCGGCGCAAGTTGATTCAAGGCCTGCTGCGCCTGCTGCAGCGCGGGATTCGGCACCGGCTGACCCTGTAGCAGCACCATGGTTTCAGCAGCCTGCTTGATCGCGGCTTCGGCAGCGGGCACCACCAATTCCGGCAACCCGGTTTTGTCTTTGGCGATTGCGAGGTTGCGCGGCACCGCGAGTATCTGCTGCAGGATGGGATTGGTTGCCGCACTAGCCATCATCCCGGTCCACACCGCCCGCTGCGCCACCCAAGACTCAGGAAAATTTTCATCGGTGTCTGGGTAGCACCGGATGTTGCCTTTCAAATCTTCGGGATCGATGTGGATGTGTTCTTTCTTGCCGCCTGCGCCTCGCACCTCTCCAGACATCACCGAATTGCGAAACTTCGCCGCCGCCGCGACGCCTTGGCGAATCATCTTCGCGTATCCGGCCTTGATGTTGCGCCACGTCAAGCCGATGCGCCCCAGCGCCTGATCCCGCTGCGAGGCAATGCCCTGCGCGGTGTCGTTGGCTCCGGTGTTGCCGCCAAACAGCGCAGGAAACGCGCCGCAGAGGAACTGCGAGAATTCGCCAAACAAATTGGTGATGTACACCAGCAGGCCTTCGGCGAGCTGGATCTGCGGTTCGACAAACATGTTTTCCGCAAGCGCCTTATCCGGCTTGCGTTTCATCTTGAGATACATCCCCGGTTTGATTTCGATCTGCGCCAGCGCTTCCACGTCCACGGCTTCGTTATCGACCCACTTGATGGGAATCAAGTGCATGTAAGCATCATGCATGTAGTTCATGCAGTCGTTCAATTTTTCCTGCAGTGGAATGACCGGCGAACCCAGCGCCGGACGATGCGCGCCGTCTCCCGGCCTCGCATGAAACAAAGTCCAGTGATCATCCATCGAACTGCGTCGCGCTTCGCACACGGTCTTGCCCACCATGGCCACCATCGCGCCTTTGGGAAAGGTGTCGTAGAGCCAGTTCCTCTTTTCTTCGTTTTCGATTTCGCGGTAGAACGCGGGCCGCAACCACGTCAACTGTTCCGTGCCGTTATACGTCATCGCATCTTGCGTCATGTTCGATGGACGCATGCCGGTCATAATCGCGGTGCGCGCCAGCCGCGCGAATTCCATGTTCGCCGTGGGCGTCTGAAACGGTTTCAACTCCTCGGCCTTGTCGGGATATTTTGTTTTGAGGCGCGTGATGTCGAACTCGCGCGACAGGGTCAGGTAATCGCAGTCGTTCAGATCCTTCGACTGGATCGGGATTTTGGTTTCGAGCGCACCAAACATCTCGATCACTTCCTGCCCGCGCGGATCGCCACGGTCGAATTTTTCTTCTTCGTCTTCGCCTTTCCCGGCCAGTTCCGGCAGATATGCCAGTTCGTCCGCAACGTCCGATTTCGTTTCGTAGCCGAATTGCTGGCCGTCCAGTACAAAGTGCGTGTAGCCCAGCGCACGGCCATCGGTCCACAAGAACCGCGCCAGATCCTCCTGCAACACCACCATGTTGTTGGCGCGCTCGATCAAACGGCGCGCGCCGTCAGCATTTTCTGCGGCATTCTGGTCCGCAGGGTTGGCCGGATCATCCGGCTCAAACCGCACGCTGGGTGTACCCGCTGTTAACGCAGCAGTAATGGTGTCAGAAAATGCAAGATATATATTGGTTTCCTGATTGTGGTCGTCGTAGCTCTGACCGCCCACAAGGATCAGCTGTGGCAAAACCCATGCGCCGTTTTTTCCCGGCAGCAAATACTGGTTGCCGCGATAGAAGTACCGCGCCTTCCAAGCGTCGCGGATCTCCAGCCGGTAACTCGTCAGGTCACGCTGGCAGGCTTTGTTGCACAGATCCGAGAGAATGCCTTCTTTTTCCTCCTCCGACATCCCACTCTCGTCGTCTTCGGAGAGGTCGACCTGATCATCCTCGGCGACCGCATCGACCGCGCACAACTCCCCGGGCTTAAATTCTTCTTGCTCCTCTTCGCTGGTCTCTTCTTGTTCGTGCGCTGGATTGCGCTCTTCTACGTCTTCAGCCATTTTTCTTTAATTTGCCACGTCGCTTCTTTCAATAAATCTTCCAGCGTGTCGCCGTGACCGGTGGCGAGGCCCATTCGAATCATCCAGCGAGCTACTATTTCGCGATCCTTCGCTTCCTGCTCGCGCACTGCGTCTACGTCAGCCATTTATTTTCCGCGCGCCGCCGCGTAACGCAGCGCCATGTTGGAACGTTGCTTGGTCAGTGTGGAAACACCTTCGGGATGGGCCTTGACGTGATGCGCGTAAGCCGTCGCCGTCGAGAAGCCTGCGCGATGTGCCGCGCGCGTTAGACTGCCTTTGGTGCCCGCTTTCTTTTCGCGTCTGCCTTCCGCAGCCATCCAGCCTTTAGCCATGTTTCTTCTCCCGGTAGCGGCCCGCTACGCTTTTGGGCATGACTTGTTCGCCTTTGTGCAGCCGGTACAGCCCGCTCACGCGCACCGCCCCTCCGCGCTTCATGCTGGGAGCAGGCAATCCTTTTTCGACGGGATAAGTTCCCGGCGGAAGTTTCGGTGCAAGTTCGACCTCACGCGGCGGCGTCCTTTGTTTTTCGAGCGCAGGTGGACGATCAAACAAGCCCAGCCTTACGGTTGGAACCCGCACATCTTCCACATCAGGACTCGCGTAGTCCTTAGGGATATTGCGGAATCCCTCGGGCCTCCAAGTTTCCAGATCGGGAGCAACGTCTTTCTTTTTCTTGTCGTCGCCGTTACTCACGTTTGGCCTCGCGGTAGCGATGCGCCGCCGACTTCGGCTTGGGAATGTCGTGGCCTTCCTTGCGCGCCATGGAAATTTGAATGGCTATAGCTTGCGATTTCTTTTTGACGATGGGCCCGCCCGGGCCGCTATGCAACTTGTGCTCGCGGTATAACCGCTGAACTTCCGATGCTGGCATGGGATTTTTCTAACGGCGCGGGTAATCCAGTGGTGGCACGTTGGCACCTACGAAATGCCACAAAGCAAAAAGCAAAATGATAAACAGAATGATCCCCAAGATCAGTGCCAGTTCGCGCGGGATGGCCACGCCTGCAAGTCCCAGAAGCCACTTACCGGCAATGATGACAATCGCAAACACCGCAATGGTGATCAAAAACCAAAACAGAAAAGCGATCATCGCTCCTCCTATCTCATGTCATGCGGCCCGCCACCGGGGGCAGCTTTCAGATTCACCACGCGACCGAGCAGCCGCAATTGCCCGTCCATGAACCAGATTTCGGTGATGGGCACCGCGACATCCGCGACCGACTTCCACGGGTACTCTTTGGTGATCAGCAGTGGAGCTATCTGCGCGTACATGCTGGGACTCATGTGTACGATGGTCGACGAGGGAAAGCGCTGGAAGCCTTTGCGCAGAATGTCTGCAGTGACGGGTTGTCCGTCGGCATTGAAATTTTCACCGGTGCTCATCGCATGTGAAACCCGTGCGCCATTTGCGAGCCGCTGCTGCCACCTGAACCGTGCCCGCCGCCCCCACCTTTCGGCGCAAGCTTAACGGTGGGCGTATTCGTTGCAGCAGCCTTGCTGCTCGACGTAGCCTTGGACTTTGTGACAGGGACTGGATGGCTCATTGGGATTCCTCATGTATTCACAACTCATGCAGTGCGAGTCGCCTTCATCCGTATAACCCGCTTCTTCCTGCGACACTTGTTTGATCTTCCAGCGAAACGAATCCACGTCGTGATGCGGCATACCGTTCACGTACAGCCCGCAAACGCCACCGGCCAAGATCCTGC